AAGGGCAAATATTGAAGTAGACCCTAATTATCAATCCTCAAGGAAAAGTTTTGAGAATTTATCTATACAGGAGTTAAATAATATACTTGATGGCACTATGGAATCTACAGTAGCACAGAAGACTGCTGCCCAAGATTTAAAAGAAGAAAGATTGTTAACAAGAGTATCCTCTCCTTATTTTGGAAATGCCCCAGGTAGCGAAATGACTCCAGAAAGAAGTAGGCAAATTCAACAAGAAAGTGATTTTGATGTAGAAGAAACTTTTGGAAGCGGAAGAAAATCACAAAGAGATTCAGCATTAGATACTTTTAATGATGATGCAAAATCAGATATTGAATCACGTGGTGGAACAAAGAGTGTTGGACTAAATGACAATGGTTCATTCTACAGTGAAAATAATGATGGCTCATTTACACATGAAGATGGCACATCGGTAAACTTTACAGATAGCTCAGGTAAACCAGGCAATGCTCCACAGAATACAGAGCGTGAACAAAGAATGGCAGAAAGAACTGCACAGTATGATGCTCCAGATGATGATACTGCAAGCAGTGGAGATGGAAAAATAGTTTGCACTGAGATGTATAGACAGACTCAACTAGATGATTGGGCACAAGCTATGAAGACATGGCACATTTATCAGAAAAAATACTTGACACCTATACATGAAATAGGTTATCATTCGTTATTCAAACCTTTTGTTCGTGGTATGAAGATTAACAAGGCACTAACAAACCTAGGTGCTTACCTTGCCAAAGAACGAACAAAACATCTTAGACATATTTTAACAAAAGGCAAAGCTAAAGACAGTATAGTCGGTAACGTCTTTTGTAAAATAATCCATCCTATAGTTTACTTAGTAGGATTGGCAGTTCATAAAAAATAATATATGAACTAATACACTGGCTACCAACCCCCCAATATGGCTACGGTTGCCCCAACAAGGAGAAGTAATATGGCTGACATTGCTGTAGAACAAAAAATAGTTAAGACCCCAATGAAATATAAACGTAATGATGATAAAGAAGCATTAGAGTTAGAAAAAAATTTAAAAGAAAGAGATTTAGCTTTAGGTAAGATTCAAGAAGAAGCAGAAGATATTGCTGAGACAGAAGCCTTAGCACCTGAAGAAAAAACATTTAAGAAAAGATACGGTGACTTGAGAAGACACAATCAAGAAAAAGAAAAATCATACCAAGATGAGATATTTAAATTAAAGCAACAATTAACAGATACGGCAACTAAAGAAATTAAGTTACCGAAATCAGATGAAGAGATTGCTAAATGGTCTGAAGAATATCCTGATGTAGCTAAAATAGTAGAAAGTATAGCAACTAAGAAAGCAAAAGAATTAGATTCTTCATTAGCAGAGAGAATGAAGTTAATTGCAGATAGAGAGGCTAATGCTACCAGAGCTACCGCAGAAGCAGAACTCATGAGAATACATCCTGATTTTGATACAATTAGGAACGACCAAGAGTTCCATGATTGGGTTGAAGCACAACCAAGGTGGGTACAACAGGCTCTTTATGAGAATGAAAGTGATTCTAGGTCTGCCGCAAGAGCAATAGATTTATATAAAGTAGATATGGGAATAACAGAAACCCCTACTAAAAAGAAACCAGATGCTTCTAAGGAAGCTGCAAAAGCTGTAACTAGAGGAAGCTCAA